TCACCATCTGCAAGTGAGAGTTCGGTGAGAAGGCGCTCAGTGCGACCCTCATTCCACTTTTGACGAATCACGCGGAAAGCAAAGCTCATCTGATCTAAATCACCGCGTTGAACTAAGGTGTAGAGGTCGCGACCTTCTTGTGTATCAGCAATGACTGCATCCATATAAAGACCACGCTCATCTTCAGTAAGACTGAGTGTGCCGTTCTTGGTGCGAGCAAGAGGCAATCCTTCGTGATTGATAAGTAAGCGAACATCGGGTGTTTCTGTAAGTGTTTTACGAAACGCGCCCGGTGCAATGCGCTCAACGAATGGTAGTGGCACAGAATTATCATTAAAAACTGCGGCATAACCTGAGAGGCGCATTGTGCCATCATCTGCTTGGCGTGCTTCAACATCCTGCACTGTGTAAGTACGGCGTTCGATTTTTTTGCTCATTTTGCTCCTTGAATCGGCCTCAGCATCTAAGGCATCAATTTTGCGCTGCGCCCAATTTTGCGCTCTGTCGCTGAAGTTGGAATCTCCACCCCAAAGAAGCCAAGCGACTAAACCTGCGCCTGGGTATTGGGCATTGGATGGATCATTGTTTTTTGGTGCTTGTCCATCAACTTGATGGCGTGCAAACCAAGGTGCCATTTTCCGCACTTTGTTTTCTGAGATTCGACCTGCTGCCATTTCGCGAGCTTCTCGCTTAGTAGCATCGGTGAGACCATCTCCCCCGAAACCTTCTTGTAGGTATTTCAACCCACGCTCTGCATTAGCGCGAATGAAGGAAGGAACTGTTAAATCAACTGCTCGAACTTCGCCTAGTGGCTCCATCTCTTCGGCAATGGAAACTGCAACCATTTGAGAGATTGCATCATCCTTTGTATCGTGACAACCGATAGTGGTAAAAGAGCCATCTGACTCTTTCTTCACTGTTGCCCAACCTGAGCAATCTGATTGGCTATCACTAATTCCGTATGGCATTTGATCCCTTAAAGCATCGCTAGGATTTCAGCATCATCTTCGACAATGGAGAAATCAATCTGAGATAGTGCGCTTGCATAGGCTCTACCTAGTAGTGCATCCGCAAATCCGTAATGAACCTTTGTTAATAAGGGTTCAATCATCGGAATTTCTATTTTCGGCAGTTCAAGATTCGGCTGAACAAAGTGCATCAAAGGATTGCCGAACGATCCACCCTCGGCTTTTGAGACTGTAACGATTTGCGCGTTTAACCCGCCGAGTGCTGCCTGTGCCGTTGCTTGAATGTTGTCTGCTGCCGTTGCCGTAGCCGTTAAGCCATCCAAGGAAACGCTACCTGTGGCGATTACAGACACGATGGCGTTGGCGGTAGAGTAACTACCCCCAAGCGGTGCGTTCGCGCTTACAGGGTTGGTTACAAGGCTTGTGGCTGTGGCTGTAGCACCATTTAGAGGTGCGCTTGCAGAGACTTGGTGAATTGTTATGCTTGAGGCAGCGCTTGTGAGCGCACCTAGGCTTGAAACTCCTACGCCATCGGATGTAAAGGCAAAGCCTTCTCCATCGAGTCCGTAGCCTTCACTGTCTAAAGGTGAGACATCCAGCGTGAAGCGCAGGAAACTCATTTGAGATTAGCTCGCTACAGTGAGGCTTACAGTGAGCGATCCGCTTGGAATCGTGTAGGTATCACCTGCGGTGTAAGGGTTGCCTGTAATCGTTCCTGAAAATAGGAAGTTACCCGCAGTGGATGAATCCCAAGCGGTGAAGTAAGTCGCATCTTGGGAACCTGAAATGTTTGTCCAAGTGATTGCGGCATCACTGGCAAGAGAGCCGGTAGATGAAGCAGCAAATGAAACTACCTTGCGAGTGGTCTCTGTTGCAGGATTGCCTGTGCCGTTTGCGCCTGGGTCTGCGATGTGCAGTTTTACATACACGTCAGTTACAGAGAACGCGGTGGCATTGCCTACTGAATCAAGAAAAGCATTTGCAAGGTAAGCGCTGAGTCCGGTTGCCATTATTCGCCATCCTCAATTGTCTGCTCGATGATTTCTGAAATCTTGCCCTCTTCATCACGAACAACCTTGCGAACAACACGCTTACGCTGTTCAACATTTTGAATATTGATTACGGCAGGTTCAATTGTGACATTTGGTGCTTCGACATTTACTTCAGGTGACTCAACATTTATACGAGTTTCAGGAACGTTCACGATTGTGTCGGGAACGTTCACATCAACGAATGAGCGAGAGTTCACTTCATAGGCTGCCTGTGGGTTGCCTGGGTCAATCGTAGAAATTTGCTGCAACTGAGTTGAAGGCACTCCTGTGTGCTTGATTGCTTCCATACCGATTACTGAAAGAACCTCGGCAGGATCGAATCCGACCTGAATAAGCTTGGCGATGATTTCAGTGCGTAGGTTTAGGCCCACATCCTTAGCATCCTTGGCATCAATATTCTGAAGAGGCACTCGATATTGATCCCCATCTTCAATCGGAGTCATATCTTCCATCGCACGAACATCGTTGAGGCTCATAAAGCCTTCACGCAATCCCTTGGTGTAGGCATCGAAGCGTTCGATTGTGGTACCGCGCAAGAGAGCATCAAGGTTGAAGCGGATGAAGGCATCCTGCTCAGGCAGTAAAGTTGAGAGTGCTTGCTCAATACGCTCCAAGAGTGGGCGTAGTGAGTGCTGCACGAATGAAAGATTTTGAGCTTCAACGCTTGCAAAGCTCATCGCACCGGCTACTGGGTGTCCTAGCAGCGAGATAGGCACGTTGAAAATTCGAGCTATTTCTTCAACGCCGAACTTGCGAGCCTCAAGAAGTTGAGCATCTGAAGCATTGATTGCAAGTGGCTTGAACGAGCCGCCACCTGTAAGGATGCCGATTTTGCCAGCCTTGTATGGGCCTGAATGAGCAATATTCCAGTTGATTGCTAAATCTTCGACCTGTTCCTGATCCATTTCGCCAGGCACTTCGATTACACCGCCTGGGTTAGCAGCGTTTCCGAAGTAGGAAGCGGCGTAGGTATCAGCAGCAAGAGCGCCACCAACAACCATACGGCAAGCCTCGATTGGGGATCGCCCACGAATCTCACCGGGAAGCAAGAAAGCAGGGATGTGTAAAATGTCGCGGGTGGTCAAATACATAACATCACCCGTGCGGGATTCTTTGTATTCGTAATAGATTGGCTCACCTGTTCGGCGAATGATTCTCACCTTTTCAGGATGTAGCACATAAACTTCAATCACATCGCCCATATCGTCACGAACTGTGAGGATGAAAGCATCTCCACGCAAATCCATTGAGGTAATCATCTGCTCAAAGAATTCAAGGCGGGTCTGCTCAGGGTTTGGCTTGATCAGCCACTGTGGGGTTTCGCCATAGGCAGCAGCGTAGGAAAGGCGCACTCGACCTCGGCGCACATAGGCACCAACTGGCAAGGATGAGATTGTGCCTGAGCGAAGGCGAACACAAGCAAAGACTGTGGAGATTCGCATTGCAGTATCGGCATCAACATAGACACCTGAAACATCTTGGATTGGTGGTCTGCCAGGGATTAGTGGCCCAACCCAAGTATCGCCTTGCGCACGCTTTTCGCCTGAATTCCTCAAACGCTTAGATAAACTCATTATTCAGCCTTCTCTGTAATCCAAATGAGGAACGAACCTAAAACTATGCAAGCAATGGGAAGTGAGAACTGCATAATTCCATAGGTCACAAGCACCGCGCCTGTAACTTCAGTGAGGATTGAAACATCAATCTTTGGCAGTTTCAATTTCATCTCATCTCCTTAAATATCTATTGAAAAGAATCTAGTCACTGGCGCTTTAGGCTCAGGTGGTCGGGTGGCTCGGTCATAACCGAAGATTGAAGCAACGGCAGCATCTACCTTACGCTTGCTTGATGCCTTCGCGACCATAACGCCACGCGATGATTGTTTAGTAACGCAGTTAGCAACGTGTCGCGCTAAGCGTTCATCCCCATCGTGCGTGAATGATTGATTGACTACTGCTTCGTAGAATTGTTGCGTAGCAGGAACCATTCTCTCCGCAGAGTTCGGATAGCTGACAACAGGTAGCCCTGCCTCATCAAGCACCATAAATGTTCTCTGCCATCGTGCGGGGTCAAAGACAACCTCTTTCACACTGAAACGAGAATCTCGGTAGGCGCTGATAATGGTCTGCTCAACCTCGGCAATAGGAACGTGCCAATCTTGGGCATCTTCGGGGCGCTCCCAAAGACCAACAACTTGCAGGTGTGGCTTTTCTTCTCCTAAAAACCACGCCACCAAAGCGGTTGAGTCATTGGAAAATGCCCCGTCAAAAGCAAGGATGCAATCCTCGCCATCAATAGGCGCTCGGTCTTTTAGTTCGAGCGCA